GGTGTCCCTACTTTTTTAAAACTAAGAGGAATGGCTAAGTTGTTGGGAGATCCAAAAAGAGCTCGAGCTTTTTACAAAGCTATGGATGAAACAAGTTCTTATAAAACAAGATACGCTAACGGTTTAAGACTTCTTGATTACTCGATTACTGAAGGGTTTAAAAATTTAAGTGAATATACTGGAGAAAGATATGATATAGCAAAAGATAGATATGATGCTTTGATTGAGTTTAGAAACGAAGCTCAAAAATTCTATGATAATATGCCAGATAACTATGACGGAACGGATTTAGAAAAGCAGTCTCTTATGGATATTGAAACATTAAATGCTCCTACAAACAAAGGTGTTCCCGTCGTGGAGCGTGGATCTGAGGAAATACCTTCCATACAACCTATCAATATCCCACAAGTAGACTTTGCTTCTCTAGGAGGAGGACAAGGTGGAGGAGCAACTAATCCACAAACTATGGCTGGCTTAGAATCTGTAGGACTACCTCTTTTCCAAGCAGCTGAGGGTGGTATAGTCGATCTCTATGAGTCAAAAAAATTTAAAAAACCACAGGTGGTAGCATAATGGCTAGAGGAAGAAAAGTAGATAAAGAAACTAAAAAAAGAGTTCAAAGAGGAGTATCTCAAACTAAAAAAGCTTGGGACCAAGCAAGACAGTCTGCCAATCAACCCATGGGACCAGGTCAATCAATGGCCATGGCAGGTAATACAGGTCTTGCAGGTTTTTCTGAAAATCAAGCTGAACAAATTAAACAAGCGAAACAAACCACTCAAGATTTTTTTGATCAAAACAAAGGTCAAAAATCAGATCCTGTTAGTTTTAAAGATATAGGTCAAGAAATTGGTGAAATTGGATCTAAATATCGTCGACCTGTTGATTTTTTAAAGACAGCACAAAAAGCAGCCATGTTTAATCAAGGCATAGCAGGTGGTGGTAAAATTGTTGTAGGACCAGACGGTATTCCAAGATTACAGTTCGGTAATCAAGTTGTTCGTGATCCAATCACAGGAGCACAAATGGCATCAATGTTTTTACCTCGAACGTTTGCGGAACAGCCAAGTAATTTAGGACAGTTTTTTGGAGACGTAGGAAGAGCTTTTTCTGGTTACGATAGCATTAAATATCCAGATGCAGATTTTCAGGGACCATTTCCTTCAGGTCAAAATGCTGATATGCCTTATATGTCTCGAACTCCAGGAATGTTTGAAGGCATTAATCCTCTATCTTTAATTCCAGGTGTAGGAACAGCAATGAAAATTGGTGAAGGTATTCAGGGTTTATATGATTACTTTACAAAACCTCCTGTTGTTACTTACGGTGGCGACAGTAATATAACAGTGAGAGAAGAGCCAATACAAACAACTCCTCAGTTTCCTTACAACTTTGAAACAACTTTGAAACCAAAACCTGATCCTCTTTTACCAAGTGAAATGTCTCAGGAACAATTTATGGAGTCCTATCCTGAATTGTATTCAGGAAATCCTTTATTTAGGCAACAGACATTTGAACCATTTAGAGTGAGTGATATGAATATGACTGGTGTCACTGCTCAAAACTTTGGATTACCTTCTTTAGAGCAAAGTTATAATTTTTTAAGAAACCCTCAAGTAGAGACTCCTTTGGGTAATTTAAGATTTGATAATGTTTTATCTGGAAATCCTCAATTAGGTTATGGAAATACTGTTATGATCAACGGTGTTCCTGTCGATCTGAGCGCTACAATAGGTCAAGATCAAATTTCTGGTGGATTAAGTTTTGCATTTAAAAAGGGAGGAAGTGTAGACAAATACGCTGGTTTAGGTTATAAACTTAAATAAATGAAATTAATTCAATTTATTATAAATATATTTAAAAGAAAGGTAGAGAAAGATCCCCACGAAGAACACTGGGGAATAGGTGCATCATGATAAAAATTACAGAAGAACTTCGAGCTAGGGTTATCGCCCATGAAGGAATTGTCGACGAATTATATTTAGATTCATTAGGAAAAGCCACTGTGGGCATCGGCCATTTGATACAGCCACATGAGAGAGATAGATTTCCAGAAGGAAAAAAGATTTCTAGAGAAGAAATAGACGAGTTATTTGATATTGATATCAACAGAGCCGCGGCAGGCGCTGACTTATTAATTGAAGAATGTATTGGAGTCGGACTGGAATTACCTCAACATATTGGTGAAGTGATCGTGGAAATGGTTTTTCAACTGGGAATTCAAGGTGTTCGAAATTTTAAGAAGATGTGGAAAGCGATGAAAGTCAAAGACTGGAAAACAGCATCACTGGAAATGAAAGACTCCAGGTGGCATTCACAGACACCGAAGCGCTGCGAATCCCTTGCTGAAATTGTAGCTAATACCTAGAGAGTTCTTCTAATAAAGTTTGGAAAGCGACCTTCTTGTTTAAAGGTCATATAAGCTGCATACCAATCATTTTTGTATTCTGCTTGACAGAATTGTTTAATGGTTTCGTCTTTGTCTTCCTTTACTTTAAAGAAGTTTAAAAAGTGATCCATTGATCTTTTTGTTAAATTAAACATTTTTATTTTCTCCTTGTGATAGATGTTTTATCCACATCTTAAAAAAAGAGAATTGTTGTTTTCGCACAATAGATATGATAAATTAATAGTTAGAATGATAACGACACAATGTACAAGGAAGGTAACTTTGATGTATGTTGCAAAAAGTTTTTAGATTTAGTGGCCCTTGCAAAAACATTATAATTTATTAACTGTCGTTATCGTTCTTTTTAAGCCACTCCGTCAACTGACAGCATCTTTTCTAACTTATTCAAATACCATTGAGCTTTCCTGATATCTTCGATACCATTCTTTTCACGATGTCTGGCCAGATATTTCCATATCTGACCTTTCAAATACCCAATAAACTCATCCTTTGTTAATTGAGATTCAATCGCATCGATTGTTTCAATAGTTTTATTTTTATAATAGTTAGGATTAATTTTATCACTCATTTTGCTTCTCCCCAGTTATTACCTATCGCTACGTCGACTTTAGACGGAACGCTCATCTCTATTGTATTCTCCATAATATCAATGATTTTCTTTTGTGTTTCTGGATCATCTTTAAGGCTTATTGCTAATTCATCGTGAATTTGAATCATTGGAGTAATACCTTCTTTATCCAAGTCAATCATTGCTTTCTTTGTTTGATCAGCAGCTGATCCTTGAATTAATCGATTTAAAGCTTTGTAGGTCCCTGATCTTTTTAAAGGAGTGTATTCACCATACTCTTCTTTCGCTCTATCCAAAGGATACGCTTTATAAGACCCAAATGCTTTAGGTTCCCATAATTCAAAACGACATCTTCGACCTAAGAAAGTTTTAACAGCACCTCTTTTATTTGCATGATCGGAAACTGCGTCAGCTAACTGTCGAACAAAAGGAACTCTTTCATTGTATTGTTTAATCAAAGACTTTCCTTCTTCTGGATCAATCCCTAATTGATCGGATAGTTTGCCTACACCCATACCGTAAAATAGCCCTAAATTTATGGTTTTAGCGCTCTTACGAGGGATGTTTCCAATCTCAGCCATGATTGTATGAAAGTCTGTTTCTTTGTCTTCATTATAAGCTTTGACAATCTTTTCAGCACCTTCAAGCTTCACAATGTTCGCATAGTGGCTCACGAGTCGTGGCTCTTGCTGAGAGTAGTCGAAAGAACCCCACTTCTCTCCTTCTTCAGGTAAGAACAATCCTCGAACCAAAGAACCAATTTTAATATCGGACTCAGCGTCATCTTTGGCAGGAATTTGCTGAAGGTTAGGGTTAGAATAACTAAATCGACCTGTCAGCGTACCACCATTTTCTGTTCGTAACTGATTAATATTCGCATGAATTCTTCCGTTATGCTGATACTTTTCAATCGTATGGAGGAACGTGGTCCGTGCCTTGTTGAAGTTTCTGGCCTGAACAATTGCTTTAGGAACAGGATGAGGATGAAACTCTAAAAAGCTTTTAGTAAAACTAGGATTACCTTTATCTGTTTTTGGATAATCAATTTTACATTGATCAAAGACCGTCGCAATAGAACGAGCAGCCCAAATATCACACTTCAAATTAGTTTCTTTAAAAACAAAATCTAACAGTTCATTTTCTCTTTTAATAAAAGATTTCTCTGCTTTCTTTAGTTTTTCTAAATCAACTCTCACGCCCTTCTTTCTCATCTTCATGAGAATAGGAATTAAATCTGTTTCTAAATCAAAAACAGTTTGTAAGTCTTGTTGAGTGATTTCAGGTTTCAATCGGTCCCATAGCTTTAAACAAAGAACAGC